GACGGCCAACTCGCCGAACCTGATACGTGGGAGGTGGCGTTGTCTGCTGGCTCCGACAAGAAGGAAACCTTTGAGCGCCTGATCCGCGAAGGCAAGTTGGGCTACATGGCCCTGCTTCGCAATCTTCGCAACATGCAGGCGGCCGAGGTCGATTCGGCGCTGGTGTTCAAAGCGCTTGCAGACGGCGCGGAGAAGGCCAAGGCGCTCCCGTTCCGCTATGTCGCGGCGGCTCGCGCTGTCCCGGCGTGGGAAGGTGCGATCGACCAAGCGATGCAGGCATCCATGCGGGTGATGGATCGCCTGCTGGGCTCTACGGTCGTGCTGGTAGACGTATCGGGCTCGATGAACACGAAGCTGTCGGAGAAGTCGGATCTGACGCGCATGGACGCCGCCGCCGCATTGGCCGTGCTGGTGCGCGGGATCGCCACTGAATGCCGCGTGTTCACGTTCTCCAATGCCGTGGCAGAAGTGCCGCCGCGCTCTGGCATGGCGTTGATGGATGCCATCATTCGCTCGCAACCGCATGGAGGGACGTACCTCGGCGGGGCGTTGGAAGCGCTGAAGACGCAGGCCAAGGTTCGCGCGGATCGTCTCATCGTCATCACTGATGAGCAGTCAGCGGACTCTGTCGGCGGTCCGGTTGGCCGGGGCTACATCATCAATGTCGCGACAAATCAGAACGGCGTGGGTTATGGCGACTGGACCCACATCAATGGATTCTCTGAGGCTGTGGTGCAGTACATCGTCGCCGCTGAAGGGGTCTTGCATGCCGCGCCCAATCTGTGATAATAGAGCCACGCTCAGCTTGATTCGTTCCGCTGAGTGAATTCGTCGGCCCGGCGGCCGAGCTACCCGAGCGAGATCGGGCCTGCAGTTGACCCGCCGGTGTTGTCGAAACGATTTCGTTCCGCTCGCCTTCCCCTTCCAGGAATCGCGGCGAAGGAACAACCAAGGCGCTCCAAGTGGGCGCCTTTTCTTTCTAGCTGCAGTCAAGCGGGCCAGCGCACATCACTGGCGGCTGCAGCAGCATCGGCGGCATCTAGTTATGGCCGCGCCGGAGCGTAACCGGCACATATACAGCCCCTCGCTGGAAACGGCGCAGGGGCTTTTTTGCGACCAATTCATGCGCCCAGCAATTCTGCTATCCCCGGAGGACGAGCATCTTCTGGGTGAACGGCAATGGAAGATCAATGCATACGGGTATGCGGTCTTCTACAGCCGGGGGAAGTGCGTGCTATTGCATCGCATCATCCTTGGGGCTAAGGATGGAGAGGTTGTCGACCATATCAACGGCAACCCACTGGACAATCGGCGTGAGAACCTTAGGCTGTGCACGCCTGGGCAAAACGGTCTCAATCGGCGGATGCACAAGAACAACGCCGCGGGGTTCCCAAATGTTTATTGGGAACCGAAGTACGGAAATAGAGGTGGCAACAGCTTCACGGCGCAAGTTCGCATTGACGGAAAGAAGTTTCGCCGCAGAGGGTTCAAGACTGCCGAGGCCGCATATGAGGCGGCGAAAGAGATGATGGCGCGCCTCCATGGCGAATTTGCAAAAACGGCCGGCGTCTTGTCGGCCTGACGAATGCCCAGCCGGCAGCGCTTCGCAGTTGCCGCAACCTCAAGCCTAGAAAAAGCCGCTCTCACCGGCTGGGCTCCCTCCAAGCGCCTCCCCATAGCTAGCCCAGGCGTCACCCTCCAGCGCTCGACAGAGCCATGACGCCCAACGGCCAGCTGAGGCCCGCTCCAGCCGGAGAAGCGCCCGGGGCATCCCAGGCGCGGTGAGCGCAAGAACGCCGGCAGCCAGCGACGCGGTGACAAGCACGCCAACCCACATCCCGGCTGGTGCAAGCGGTGGGCGCTGGCATCAACACAGAAAGCACACCATGTCCCTCCAATCCGATCTCATTTCGGCCGAGCAGGCTTTGACCGTGGCCGAGCAGGTTATTGCCGCCGCCAAGGCGCGCTACGACGAACTCAAGGCCAAGGCAGACGCCGCAGCGCCGCACTTGGCTGTCTGGGCGGACGCCAAAGCCTGGGTCGCCAAGTTCGGCCAAGAAGCCGAAGGCGAGTTCCAGGGTTTCGTCGAGCGCGCTCACGCCCTGTTCGGCTCCGAGTCCTGACATGCCCCTGTCCAAATCCCCAACGCGCAAGGCGCTGGAAAAGAACATCAAGACCGAAGTGAAGGCCGGAAGGCCTCCCAAGCAGGCTGCCGCTATCGCCTACAGCGTCCAGCGGCAAGCCAAGAAGAAGTGAGCCCCTGTCGGCTCGCACAACCCACCGATAGGAAGCACGTAATGCTCAAGCCCCTCCAAGACAAAATCCTCGTCGAACTCGAAGAGAGTTTGAACACGAACATCCCCGGCTTTCTCCTGAAACCCACACCCGACAAATGGCAGGGCCGCGATGGTTCGATCCTCGGGGAAATGCGCGGCAAGGTAGTGGCGGTCGGCCCCGGCAGGCGATTGGAGTTGACCGGCGAGTTCCTGCCGATGTGCGTCCAGCCTGGTGACGTGGTTCGCCTGAGCGAGCTGGAGTACCACACCGAGAAGGAAAACGGCAAAACCTACGTCCTCGCCTCTGAGGCCGATGTGCTGTGGGTGGAAGAGGCGGAGGCGGCATGACCACTTACACCGACCTAGAACAAGCCGAGCTGAAGGCCCTGCGCAGCTTCTACATGGCTTGGCTCGCCTTCCACGCCGTCAACCAAGACACCAGCGGGGATGAGCACTTCAAGCGCAAACGCCTGGAGCGCGCAGCCACCAAGATAAGCGAAGCGGTCGCCGAGGTGCGCAAGTTCGATCCGAAGGTGGTGCAGTGATGGCGACCACCAACAAGACCGGGCGGCCCTCGGACTACAAGCCAAAGTTCGCAGAAGAGGCGCGCAAGCAGTGCGAAGAGGGCGCTACCGATCAAGAACTGGCGGACTACTTCGAAGTTAGCGTTCGCACTCTGTACCGCTGGAAGAACAAGCACCCGGAGTTCTGTCAGGCCTTAAAGGTATCCAAGGCTACCGCTGACGAAAGAGTCGAGCGCAGCCTGTTCGAGCGCGCAATTGGCTACGAGCGGGATGAAGTTGACATCCGCGTAGTCGGTGGAGAGATCGTGCAGACGCCGGTTCGCAAGTTCTACCCGCCCGACACCACGGCGGCGATCTTCTGGCTGAAGAACCGCAGGCCCGACGAATGGCGCGACAGGGTGCAGACGGAACTGACCGGCGCCAACGGCGGCCCGGTGCAGATTGTGGCGAGCAACCACGACGAGGCGCTGTGAGGGCGATCGTATGGTCAATGCCAGGGCGGTGGGCTGTGAGCGCCATCGTTCGGCCTGGTTTTGTCTTCGAGCGCCCACGCTTCATCCGTCTGGATGGAAAGCCGCGCAGGGCGCCGATGCCAGCATGGATGTCGTGGCCGAGTGCAACTCACAGCTAGACAACTCCAGGCCCAAGCCATCCTGAGCGGGCCGGCGACGCACTGCATGCTCTTCGGAGGTTCGCGGTCCGGTAAGACCTTCCTCCATTGCCGCAACGTGGCGTTCCGGGCGCTCAAGGCCCCCGGCTCGCGCCACGGCATCTTTCGCTTCCGTGCGCTCCACGTTCACGAGTCGATTGTGCTGGACACCTGGCCGAAGGTCATGAAGCTGGCCTTCCCTGGCGTCAAGTGGACGATGCACAAGGGTGACGGCTACGCGGTGATCCACACAGGCGCCGAAGACTCAGAGGTTTGGTTCTCCGGCCTGGACGACAAAGAGCGCGTCGAGAAGGTTCTGGGCAAGGAATTCGCGACGCTGTACTTCAACGAGTGCAGCCAGATTCCGATGCAGTCGGTGGACATCGCGACAACGCGCCTGGCGCAGCTCGTGATGACGCAGATGCAGGGCAGGGAACCGGCACCGCTCAAGGTGAGGGCGTTCTACGACTGCAATCCTCCGTCAAAAGCTCACTGGACGTACAAGCGGTTCATCGCCAAGGTGGACCCGGAGACAAACGAGCCACTACGCAACCCGGACGACTACGCCAGCTTTCAGATCAACCCGCAGGACAACGCGGCGAACCTGAACGAGGCGTATCTGGAGACGCTCAAAAACCTGAGCCCCAGACTGCAAAAGCGATTCCTGAAGGGCGAATTCGCTGACGCAGCGCCAAACCAGTTGTTCCCGCAAGAGTGGATCGACAAGTGGCGCGCGGCCGATGGCCAGTTGCCCGACATGGTGCGGGTGGTGGTCGGTGTTGACCCCAGCGGCTCCGGTGATGCGGACAACGCGGACAACGATGCAATCGGCATCGCGGTGGGCGGCCTTGGCACGGACGGCAATGCGTACCTGCTGGAGGACTGTACCGTCAAGGCCGGCCCTGCTGTATGGGGCCGCATGGCTGTGTCGGCATGGCAGCGTCACGAGGCTGATGTGATCGTGGCCGAAGTTAACTACGGCGGCGCCATGGTGGGTTCGACCATCAAGGCGGCGGCATCGCAGATGAGCGCGCGACCGTCGTTCAAGCAGGTCAATGCGTCCCGCGGCAAGGTGGCTCGTGCGGAGCCGTTCAGCTCCCTGTACGAGCAGGGGAAGGTGCGCCACGCGGGCGACTTCAACGCCCTGGAGGACGAGCTAACTGCGTTCTCGACTTACGGCTACACGGGCGAGCAAAGCCCCAACAGAGCCGACGCATGGTTTTGGGTGCTGGCTGAGCTTTTCCCTGGACTGGTGAAGACCGTCAAAGAGGCAAAACGCAGCGACTTCCCGAAGATCGTTTCGGCGCCCAGCGGCGGCGCTTGGATGGGATGACTTGAATGGCAGGAGCAGAAAACAAGGTCATCCAGGAGGCGCGCGAGCGGCTAAAACTCGCCAACGAGGCCGAAGGGAAGAATCGTCAGGCCGCGATTGAAGACCTGAAGTTTGCATCGGGCCAGCAGTGGCCGGCCGACGTGGAGATGCAGCGCAAGTTGGAGCGCCGCCCGTGTCTGACCATCAACAAGACGGACAACTTCGTCCGCTCGGTGGTCAACAACATGCGCCTGCAGCGCCCGCGCATCAAGGTGCATCCGGTTGCCGATGGCGCGGACGTGAAGGTCGCGGACGTGATCCAGGGCCTCATGCGGCATATCGAGGTGAACTCGAACGCCGAGTCCGCTTACGACATCGCCGCCGACAGCCAAGTGCGGATGGGGTGGGGCTACTGGCGCGTTTGCACTGAATACACCGCCGACGACAGCTTCGACCAAGAAATCTACATCGAGGCGATCAAGAACCCGTTTTCGGTGTACTGGGACCCTTCCAGTGTTCAGCCCGACGGGTCGGACGCGCAGTGGTGCATCATCACGGAGCGGGTCAAGCGCGAGAAGTTCAAGCGCATGTATCCGGGCAAAGACCCGGTGGACTTCAAGACGCTCGGCGCGGGCGATGAAAAGGCCCTCTGGGCGACGCGCGATGAAGTGGTGATCGCGGAGTATTACCGCATCGAAGAAACGCCCGACACGCTGTGCCAACTCTCCAACGGCTCGCGGCTCTACAAGTCGCGCCTGCCGAAACCGGAGGTGATGCAATACGCGGGCGTTACGGTCGTCGCCGAGCGCGAGACCATGCGCAAGCAGTTGAAGTGGTCAAAGCTGACTGCGCGCGATGAATTGGACAGCCGCGACCTGCCGGGCAAGTACATCCCGGTCGTTCCGGTCTTCGGTGGTGAACTGTGCGTGGATGGCGAAGTCATCCGCTACGGCATGGTGCGCCAGCTCAAAGACCCGCAGCGCATGTACAACTTCTGGCGGCCCCTATCGCTGGATACGCCGATTCCGACGCCTGACGGCTGGAAGCGCATGGGCGACGTGCATGCGGGCGATCTGGTCTTTGATGAGCAAGGCAAGCCGTGCAACGTGATCGGCGAGAGCCCGATTCACATTAACCGCAAGTGCTACCGCGTCACGTTCGATGACGGCTCGTCTGTGGTGTCCGATGGCGAACACCCGTGGACGGTGGAGACGCGCGGCAAGCGCACAGCCAAGACGTGGGAGTGGGTCAAGAAAGACTTGGCCACGAGGGAGCTGGTCCCAGGCACGCATTTCATTGACGTTGCCAAGCCGCTCCAACTGCCAGACGCGGACCTCCCGATTGACCCGTATCTGTTGGGCGTTTGGCTCGGCGACGGTGCTACGGCAGAGCCGAGAATCACGCAATCCACGGAAGACGTAGAGGAGCTGCGTGCGAAGCTGGCTGCGCGCGGGCTCAATCCCGGCCCGGCGACTGCCTACGGATCGCGTTGGGCGAAGCGGGGCGCTGCCGCGTTCAGCGTCTACGGCGTGCGCAAGCAGTTCACAAAGCTCGGACTGCTCGGAAACAAGCACATCCCGGCCATCTACCTGCGCGCCAGCGAATCCCAGCGCTGGGCGCTCCTGCAAGGGTTGATGGACACGGACGGCTCTATCAGCAATAAGGGCCTTTGCAGCTTCACCAACACCAATCCGGCCATCGCCGATGGCTTCGCGGAGCTTCTACGATCCCTCGGCATCAAGGTCAAGTTCGTTAAGCGAGTCGGCCGCGTCCGCATGTGGGCTGACGGCACGCAATCCGCTCACGTCGATGCTTGGCAGTTCCATTTTTCTGCGCATGACGATCAGCCGGTGTTTGGGCTGTCGCGCAAGGCGAGCCGCCTGCCGTCTGCCGCGATTCGGATGGAGCGCCGCACGAAGCGCCACAGCATCGTGTCCGTGGAACCCGTTGACTCAGTGCCGGTGAAGTGCATTGCGGTCGATACGCCTACGCATCTGTTCCTGGCTGGCCCCGGCATGGTGCCGACCCACAACACCGCCGAGACAGAAATTGTTGCGCTGGCGCCCAAGGCTCCTTGGCTCATGGCCGAGGGCCAGGACGAAGGCTACGAGGAAGAGTGGAACACCGCGAACAACCGCAGCTACTCGCGCCTGAAGTACAAGCCGATGCACGATGAGCAGGGCAACCAACTGCCGCCACCGCAGCGCCTGGGTCCGCAGCCTGTGCCTACGGGCGCCATTCAGGCGGCGATGGCCGCCAGCGAGGATCTGAAGGCCGTCGCGGGGATGTTCGACCCGGCCCTTGGTGCTCCTGGGCAGGAAACCTCCGGCGTGATGGTGCAGGCGCGGCAGGGTCAATCCGACCTGTCGAACTACCACTTCTACGACAACCTCACACGCTCAATCCGCCACACCGGCAAGATCATCCTTGACCTGATCCCGCACTACTACGACACACAGCGCGTGGTTCGCTGCATCGGCGAAGACGGCGAGCCGGAGTCGGTCACGATCAACGAGAAGCAAACGGACGAGGCTGGCGCGGTCCAGAAGGTGCTCAACGACGTGACGACGGGCACCTATGACGTGGTGATGGACACCGGTCCCGGCTTCCAGACCAAGCGCCAGGAGGCCGCGGCCGGCCTGCTGGAAATGCTCAAGACGGAATTGGGCAAGCAGATCGCCCAAGTGGCCCCCGACATCATCGTGCGCCAACTGGACATTCCTGGCATCGACGCCGTGGCCGATCGGCTGGCCGCAGCGAATCCGGTTGCGCAGCAGGAGAAGAACCTGCCGCCCGATCTGCCCGACGAGGCGCGGGCAATCATCATGCACCTGACGGCGCAGAACCAGCAGATGCAGCAGCAACTGCAGAAGCTGACGCAAGAGAAACAATCGGCCATGTTCGCTGAGCAAATGCGGCAGCAGGGTAAGTTGGCGTCGGATCACCTGTGGTCGCAGCACGAGATCGAGCAGGAGCGCATCCGCCAGGACGCCGAAAACCGTCGCCTCCTGGCCAAGGAGCACGCGGCCAACGAGCGCACAGCGATGCAGGTTCACGCCAATCTGCACGACACCGCACAGCGTGTGGCTGAAGATCGATTCGAGGCGGTACTGGACGCTCACACCGACCTGCAGCTCGGCAAGGACCGGGCGCCGCACAACGATTTCTCGCAGCAGCCGCGATAAGCGCTGCATTCGCCCGGCGCACGTCACGCGCCATCTACCAAGGCCCCTAGAGGGCCTTTTTTCATTTCCGAGTAGCGCCCGTAAGGCGCGGAGTCCTCATGACCGAAGCCACCAACCAAACGGCTGAATCGACGCCTGCACGTAATGCGGGGCGGACACAACCCAATGTTGTGACCGGCGAAACCATTGCGGCACGCTTCGCGCCCTCCCCACCGGAGGTGAAGGCAGAACCCGAGGGCAAAGCAAACACCGAGGCCAAACCGGCCGAAGTCGAAGCGAAGACCGAGGTCCAGCCGAGCGAAGGCGACCGCAAAGACAGCGGAAAGAAGAGCATTTCCGACCGGATGCGTTTCCTCGTGGAGCAACGCAAGAGCGAGGCCACCAAGCGACAAGAGGCTGAGGCACAAGCCGAAGCCCTGCGGCGCGAAAAGGAAGAACTCGAAGCGCGACTGAAGCGACTGGAAGCCAATCCGGACCCGATCGAAACGTCACCACGCCCCAAGCGCGAAGCCTTCACCACTCAGGAAGAGTACGAAGACGCCGTGGCTGACTGGCGAGCCGACCAGAAGATCGCGGAACGAGAGCGCAAAGCAGCCGAGGCGCGAGCCCTGGCTGAAAAGCAGGCGATCGACGCAGCGTGGAACCGGCGCATGCAGGCAGCGATGAAAGAGTTCGACGACTACAAGGATGTGGTCGGCGGCTCCAAGATTTCGCTTCCTGAGCACCTGTACGTCGCGCTGCAGGAAAGCGAGTACGGGCCGCACCTGGCCTACTACTTCGCCAAGCACCCGGAAGAAGCGGAGCGTTTCACGGCCATGCGGCCGACGACGGCGCTGCGTCAACTCGGGCGGCTTGAAGATGCCCTGTTCTCGGAACAGCCGGAAGAGCCTGAGGCTCAACCGGCCAAGAAGGAAGCTCAGAAGCCCGCTGTCGAAGTCTCAAAAGCGCCTGCGCCTGTCAAGCCGGTGCGCGAGTCGACAGCTGCCAACCCCGGACCGGCCCTCACGTTTGAGGAATACCGAGCCCGACGCCAACAGCAAGGCCGCCACTAGCCACAAGTCACGCGCTTCAACCGAAACGAGCCCGCCACTGAGCGGGATTTTTGTTTGGAGCAACGAAAGTGAGCAACCAACTTCTCACCATCAGCGACATCACGAACGAGTCGCTGATGATTCTCGAAAACGAACTCGTTTTCACCAACCTCGTCAATCGCGAATAC